GCTGTAACAAACACTTTACCAATTCGTATACTTGGATTCGTTGAAAGCGGAGAAAGCACACCAGGAGATGCATTTACTGATCTTATTGTGAAATTCAACGCAGGAATGCACGCATACGACAAGCCTTTAGGCACATAGGAGAATAAGATATGGCAATTTCAAGAGCCCAAATGCTCAAAGAGCTACTTCCAGGTCTAAACGCTTTGTTTGGTTTGGAATACGAAGGGTACGATTCAGAGGATAAAGAAATTTATGAAACTGAAAATTCTGATCGTTCTTTCGAAGAAGAAGTAAAACTCTCAGGTTTCGGTCAAGCACCTGTGAAAAATGAAGGAGCAGCAATGACTTATGATTCTGCTCAAGAATCTTTCACTGCTAGATACACTCATGAGACAGTTGCACTAGGTTTTGCAATTACTGAAGAAGCAATGGAAGACAATCTTTACGATAGTCTTTCTAGCCGATACACTAAAGCACTAGCTAGAGCAATGGCTTATACTAAGCAAGTAAAAGCAGCGTTTCCTTTAAACAATGGTTTTACAAACACTTATCAGTCAGGCGATGGCGTAAATTTATTTACTGCTGTTGGTGATGGCGTAGCAGGCGGTGGTGGTCACCCTCTAGTAAATGGTGGATTCAATAGTAATCGACCTGTTACAGGAGCAGACCTAAACGAAACTTCCTTAGAAGCTGCGATCATCAGTATCTCAGGCTACACCGATGAGAGAGGACTATTAGTTGCAGGTCGTGCAAGAAAACTTATTGTACCACCAAATCTAATGTTCGTAGCTCAAAGGATTCTAGCTACTGATTTAAGACCTAATACTGCTGATAATGATATCAATGCAATTAAATCATTAGGAGTAATTCCTGATGGTTATTCAGTTAATCACTATTTAACTGACACAAATGCATTCTATCTACTAACAGACATACCAAATGGTATGAAACATTTTGTTAGAACACCATTAGAAACAGGAATGGATGGCGATTTCGACACAGGTAATGTGAGATATCGTGCTAGAGAAAGATATAGCTATGGCGTATCTGATCCTCTAGGCATCTATGGAAGCCCTGGTTCTTCATAGGTTTTAGAAGATAAAAATTAAGTATTCTCTAGGGAATATTTATTTTGGAGGAGAAGCACTTGCTTCTCCTCTTTTTTTTGTGTATCTTTAATACTTAAATGAATCACTTGACTAACTTCGGTTAGACAACCCAACGACAAGGAGATTATATCATGGGTAAAACAACATTTTCAGGTCCTATTAAAGCAGGAACTATTAACGACACAACAGGTACTGTAGTAGGAACAGACGTTACTAACGTAGGTTTTGTTACAATGGCACAATCAAAATTAGTAAACATCACAGGTGCAAGTCAGCTTAATCAAAGAGTTGCAGTTGTTCCTGCAAACTCACAAATTGTAGATGTTATTTTAAACGTAACAACTGCTGGTAATGATGGTGGAGCAGCTACTATTGATGTAGGAACTTCAGCAGACGCAGATGCTTTCTTAGATGGTATCAACACTAAAGCAGTAGCAACAACACACGGAACTTTAGACACAGAAGCTACTAATGTAGGAACAACTGACTTAGAAGTTCTTGCTGACTTTACAGGTGCTAATGGTGACGGAACAACAGGTGTTGCTACAGTTACTGTTCTTTATGTCCAAAACAATAACCTTTCTTAATAACTAAGGAGGTCTAAATGGCAGACGAAAAGAAAATTAAAGCTAAGCCTAAAAAAACAGCAGATAAATATGCTAGAGCTGGTTTTGTTCAAGCTACAAAATCTGTTAAAAAGGAGAAGTAAATGGCTGCAACATTAAGGAAAATACAAGATGGTAGTAGTAGAGCGGTATGCGTTTTTACTAATCCTGATGCTACTGGTGAAACTAACGCAGTTAAAATAGATTTAAATGGTGGTGGAACAGGTTTAACCCTAGAAGCTAATCAATTAGGTCAAGCATGCACTAGAGTTGGCATTGAAAAAATATGGTACTCTAATATAGGTATGGGTGTTAAAATTCTCTTTAAAGCAAATGCTAATGAATTAGCTATTGAACTTAAAGAAGATTGGTCTGATGAAATATGTTTTAAAGAGTTTACATCATTAAGAGACTCAGAGACAGCAGGCACTAATGGTGACGTTCTCTTCACTACAGTTGGTGCGGCAGGCAATGACACCTATACTATTATTATTTCATTCAAAAAATTCTACGGATAATTATCATGGCATATAAATCACAAGAACAAATTAAAAAAGAAATGAGGGCTAAAGGAAAAAAAGACAGAGCCGACAGAAAAAAAAGAAATGAAGAAAAAAGAGCAAGTCGAGTAACTAATAAAGAGTTTGATGAAACTGTTAGAGCAAATAGAAAATTAAAAAAAGCAGGAAAAAGTAATCAAACTAAAACAGTACAAGAAAGAAGAAAAATAAAAGAAAACATCGAGAAAAATAAAGAACGTAATAAAAAGAATGTTACTATTAAATCATCTTCTCCTACTCAATCTGATGCGTCTAAATCTGAAACTAAAAAATTTAATTATGGAAACAAATCAAAAACTAAATTTAGTGAATCAAGAGCAAGAAGGGCGGCTAGAGGAAGATCATCTTCTGATATAGCTAAAGACCCATCTTTTAAAAAGAATACCTCGAAAGGTAAATATCTTAGAGGTTTACATTTTGCTTTACAGAAGCAAGGAATGGCAAGTGGTGGTGTTGTTAGCAAACCATCTACTAAACCTTCAGCAGGAAATAAATGGAATTAAGACGATAAGATTAAGTAATTTATAAAGGGAGGACTTATGGGAAACCACGCAGTCAAAGACCAAGTATTAATTAATGCTTTAGATCAATTCATTATATCAGGAACACAAAAGCAAGCGGCTATGGACTCAGGTATGGCTTTAACTACTTTTCGTTCTCACTGTACTATGGCTAGAGAAAGATGGGATATTACTGAAGATGAATTTTGGAATAAAGATTTTAAACATAAAGTACCTAATTCAGAAGATGTTTTCTCTCCAAGATTTGAAAGTATTAATCCTGATGCAGAAGATGATATAGAAGAATACATAGAACATCTTACGAAAAGATTTACTAGAGCTAAAAATAAAAAAGAAAAATCTAAATGGCATAAAGTTAAAATTCAAAAGAATGAGCCTATAGGATTAGTTTGGTTAGGTGATCCTCACATTGATGATAACGGATGTGATTGGGTAACTCTTAGAAGAGACTTAGATATAATAAACTCTCACCCTAATATAAAGGGATGTTCTTTGGGTGATTTACAAAATAATTGGGTAGGGCGTCTCGGAAGGCTCTACGCCAACCAGGACACTTCTGCTGAAACTAGTTGGAAGTTAGTTGAATGGCTTGTAAAGGCAGGAGACTTTCTTTTATTAGTAGGAGGTAATCACGATCTTTGGTCAGGAGCAGGTGATCCTATTACATATATGAAATCCGAACATACAATATATGAGCCTTGGGATGCAAGAATATGTCTTGAGTTTCCTAACGGAAGACAGTGTAAAATTTACACGGCTCATGATATGCCAGGGCACTCACAATGGAATCCGCTTCATGCTCAGATGAAGAAAGCTAAGTGGCAAAGTGATGCTGATTTATATATATCAGGACATAAACATAATTGGGCGTTAGCACAACATGAGTTATACGATGGAAAGATTCATTGGTTAGCTCGTGCTCGTGGTTATAAATTTTTTGATGATTACGCAAGAAATCTTGGATTAGATGAACAAAGAAATGGTCAAGCTATTATGCAAGTAATAGATCCTTTTGCAGAAGGTACTAGCTTTACACATTGTTTTTCTGATATAGAATATGGAAAAGAATTTCTTATGTTTCTTTTAGACAAATATTCTGATAAAAAGGATAAGTAACATAAATTAAATAGGTATTAAATGACAACTTCAGGAACTTCGACATTCAATTTAGATATAGGGGAGATTTGCGAAGAAGCATTTGAGAGAGCAGGACTAGAGATGCGTACAGGTTACGATCTTAGAACTGCTAGACGATCTTTAAATTTACTTTGTTTAGAATGGCAAAATAGAGGCATCAACCTTTGGACAGTGCGGAAAGGTGAAATTACTATTGTTGCAGGAACTGCTAAATATAATATCGAGACAGATGCTGTAGCATTAATAGAACAGTTCATTAGAACAGATGAAGGAAGCACAACAGGTCAATCAGATATACCTTTAACAAGAATTAGTAATTCTACTTACTCAGGTATTCCAAATAAATTAACCACAGGAAAACCTATACAGGTATGGATTAACAGACAAAGAGAAAGACCTGAGGTTAACCTCTGGCCAGTTCCTGATTCAGCACAACCTTATAAATTAGTTTATTATTATTTAAGAAGAATTCAAGATGTAGGTGATGTAGCAAGTTTAGATGCTGATGTTCCTGTTCGTTTTCTTCCTGCTTTAGTTGCAGGACTAGCACTGCACATTGCAATTAAAAGACCTGAGTCACAAGAAAGAGTTGTACTTTTAAAAGAATATTACGAAGAGCAATTTAGATTAGCTTCTGAAGAAGATAGAGTTAAAGCAACTGTTCAATTTGTTCCTTACAGTTATAGTTATGGTCAGTAAATGGTTAAGTACGCTAATGGAAAATATGCTTTTGGATTTTGTGACAGAACAGGATTTAGGTACGATTTAAAAGACTTGAGAAGAGAGTTTGTTGGTGGAAACCCAACAGGTTTTTTAGTGGGAAAAGATGTTTGGGATAAAGATGCGGCTCAAAACTTTCAAGGAAGATATACTTTCCAAGATGCACAAGCATTACCTTACGCAAGACCTGATCAAAATTTAGATCAAAGTAGAAGACTTTTTGCTTTTGATCCTGTTGGTAATGGCAATGGTGGAGGATCAGGAAATTTATTAATAAATACAGCAGTTGGTTCTGTAACAATAGTAACGAGTTAGATTATGTCATACACTTACACAACATTAACACAAGCAATTAAAGATTATGCAAATACAGATGAGACTACATTTAATAATAATATAAATAATTTTATAACAAGTGCAGAAGATAGAATACTTAGAACTTGTCAGTTACCTAATTTTAGAAAAAATGTAGAAGGTCAAATGTCGGCAGGT